AGAACTTACGAATTAAAGAATATCGGTATCGTAAGAGCTACCGTTGTTTCAAATAACGACTAGAGGTAATCAATCATGCCATCTTTATTTGATGTAACTGCTGGGTCATTAATCGGCCCAACAACAGGCGGCACTGTAACTCAGGCCACTGACAAATCAACAGGTGTCACTCTAAACACAGAGTCAGGTCAAATCACAATGAACAACGCAGCTTTAGCGGCTGCGGCTGAAGTAACTTTCACAGTGACAAACAGCAAGATTGCAGCAACAGATGTTGTAGTAGCTTGTCATGGATCTGCTGGAACTGCTGGTTCATACTTAGTGAACGCTAATACAATGGCTAGTGGATCTTTTAAGGTCACTGTTGCCAACGTATCTGCTGGCTCACTAAGTGAAGCGATTGTTATTAATTTTGTAGCTCTCAAGGGTGCTTCAAGTTAATGTCTATGTACGCTTTTAGGCGTATGAGGGAACAGAACGAAGCTGCTCAAAAGGCGGCTTCAGTTTCCACATCTAAGCCAAAACCAAAAACAAAGCCCAAAAAGGTGAAACTCAATGGCGATAACTCTTGATGCAACTGTTGGTGGAGCTAACGCTAACACTTATATAAGTCTTTCTGATGCAAACTCTTTTATTGAGGGCTTAGTTCTCAATGATGACACTACCGCATGGGACAACTCATCTACGGATAATAAAAACAGAGCTTTATTTACCGCAGCCCAAAGGATAGACAGAGAGAAGTTTTTAGGTGCTAGAGTTGCTGACACTCAGGCTCTTGAGTGGCCAAGATCAGGAGTGCGGAAGCCTGACACATACACAAACCTGTATGGCTTAAGCTTTCCAAACAGATTAGTTGCTGACTATTATCTCGACACAGAGATTCCAGATCGTGTAAAACACGCACAAGTAGTTCTGGCTGTTTATCTCAACAACAACAGAGGTGGACTTGATCTTTCTGGCTTAGAAGATTTTGCCGCTGTAAGTATTGGAAATATAAACGTAACTCCCAGATTTTATGGGGCTGTGGGCATTGATCGTATTCCACCGATTGTTGACCACTATTTGATGGGTATTAGAATAGGTGGAAGAGCAAACTTACAAATCAAGAGGTCTTAAATGTACGCAGATTATCCAGCAGCGTTAATTATTACTGATACATCTGCACATACAGGCAGATTCGGTAAGGTTCATGCTTTAAAAGATTCAGAGGCAACTTTTGTTGCTGAAAACATTACAGAAAATGGATCTTCAACAATAAACGGCATTGAAATGAAAGCTTCAACAGAAGTCTGTGGTGTCATAACAAGTATCACTCTTGCAAGTGGTCAAGTTATAGCCTACTACTTATGAGTATTGCCAACGCACTAAAAAAAGCAGCTTCCAAGACAATTAAGGTTCTTGGTGGTGATATTACTTACAGAAGAGTGACGACTGGAATATATAACCCTACTACTGGTTCAATGAGTGAAGTAAAAACAGATGTCAGTATAAAGGGTGTCGTTAGCAATGTAGCAAGGTCTGAGGTGACTGACCTAGTTTCTAGTCAGGACAAACGACTTACCATATCTGCTGGTGATATAACTTTCACTCCAACAACATTTGATCGGGTGGTGATAAGCGGAACAGAGTACAAAGTGGTTCAGATCAATACAAATGAGCAAGATAATACAGCTATAAGCTTTGATATTTTCTTGAGGTAGTTATGGCCAGACAGATCAGAGTAGATCAGATTGACGATTTTTTTGAGGAATTAGTTGTTGATCTTGTACAGGCCACTACTCTTGAGTGGACAAGGAGAGTGAAAAAAGCAACTCCAGTCAGGATAGTTTATAAAGGAGAACCAAAGGGCGGAGGTCAATTAAGGGCTGCATGGCAAACAAAAATTGAAAGATTTAAAGGTGAAGTGACTAATAATCTTGTATATGCAGAACCTGTTTGCTTTGGTGTGAACTTACCACCATCATGGGGCGGTCAATACAGAACAAGACAGAACACTGTTGCTGGTTTTCCAGAGCTTATTGGCAAAGAACTTGAGCAATATGTCATGCAACAAATTAGGAGGGGCATTTGATGGCAGCTACAAACTTAAACACAGTAAGATCTACCATTGAAACAAGAATCAGAAATGAATTTAGAACAGGTCAGCCGATACCTATAGTTTTTAATAATGTTCCTTTTGATGCCTCAACTGTTGATCAATATATTCAATGCATTACTAGCTTTGGATCAAGTGAATACCTTACACAGCAAGCACCAAATTCAAGCACCACCGCCACAAATCTTATTGTGGGTCTTATTACTTGTAATATTTATACAAAACAGGGATTAGGAGCAGGGGCAAACTTCACTATTGCCAAAAGAGTCAGAGATTTATTTAACAGAATTACAGTCTCTGATGTTAGATTTGATCCACCAGTAGGGCCAGAAGTTCTTGAATCAAGTCCAGAAGGCAAATTTCAAACACAGGTTAGAATAACATTTGAACTCTATGAGGCACTTACACCATGATTGAGATTACTGAAGAAATGCTTGACGCAATAGAGGCTGTCAAAGGTAGAAGAGATCCAAATTATTGGGATCCTCAGTGCAGACGATATATGGAAAGCCAGAAAGCAAAAGCAAAAGCTGTAAAAAAACCGAAAAAAGGTTAATATAATTATAAATATTTCTTTTTATTGTTATGGCTGCTGTAAAAGGTGATGTCGGGCAAGTCAAATTTGATGATGGCGGCTCTTCAGTTAACCCAGTGTTAGGCACAAGATCATGGTCTATGTCTATCACTAAAGACACCCAAGAAACAACTGTTCAAGGTGACACTTTCAAAAAATTTGTCGGTGGACTTATTGAAGGTGAGGGAACTGCTGAATTAGTTTATGACGACTCAGCATCTGGTGAAACTGCAACATTCGTTGATGCTTGTTTGACAACAGGTGACGCTGGAACAGCATCTTTTGAGCTTTTTCCTGATAGCTCAAGCGGAACTAAAAAAATCAGTTTCAGTGGTCTTGTAACAAACTTTGAGCAAAGTTCGGCTCTTGGTGATGTCAATACAATCAGCATCACATTCAAGCCATCTGGCACAATTACATCAGCAATTTAAAAGTAAAATTCTTCGCATTTATTTATGGCAACTAAAAGAACCGCAGAGGTATTGCTTGGGGCGTTTCAAGATGAAATGGTCACAAGACGACAGTTTGACGTTAAAAACTCGAAAGATGAAGTCATTATGACTTTATACTTCAAACCTATAACAAGATATGCAAGAGTCAAAGCACAACAATTGGCTGGCCCAAACGCTGATGCTTTAGTTGTATCAACTCAACTACTTTGTCAGATGGCAGAGAAAGAAGATGGAACTCCAGCCTTTGATATGTCAGATGCTCCAATATTACAAAGACAGCTACCAGAAAAAGTTTTAAATGATCTTGAGCTTTTCTTGAATGACATCAAGCTTGATATTGATACAGCAAAAAAAGAATAAAAGGGGAGGCTTGGCTTAGATTTGAGTTTTTCCTAGCAACAGAACTTGGTAAGACAGTGCAAGAACTCAGAATGAATATGACTGAGGCAGAGCTTATATATTGGGCTGGATATTATGAAATTAAACAAGAAGAAGAAAAGAAGGCATTGCAACGACAAAAACGCAATTCAAGGTAATATAGAATAAAGGTTTTTTTTATTTGTGGCAGAAGCAGTCGTTAGGTTAAGAGTTGATGCCAGCGGTGCGACAAGGGCGTTAAATGGTGTACAGAATCAAACAAACAAACTACAAAACTCATTTAGTGGGCTAAGAAATGCCATTGCTGCAACTGGTATTGTAATTATTGGCAGACAAGCGGTTAAGACATCAGCAAATTTTGAAAAGCTTAAAGTCAGATTAGGTTTACTTACAAAAGAGAGTGGTAGTTTTGCAAAATCACTTCAAATCGCTACAGATGCACAGAAAGCTTTTGGATTAAGTGCAACTGAGGCTCTTGAGGGTGTCACAGATATTACAGCAAGACTAGCTCCTTTAAAAGTTGGTGTTGATGATATAAAAACTGTATTCTTTGGATTTAACACAGCAGCAAAATTAGCTGGAGCATCAAGTATAGAAGCCTCAAACGCATTTAGGCAACTAGCACAGGCTCTCGGCTCAGGAAGGCTTGCTGGTGATGAATTTAGGAGTGTCTCAGAACAAGTGCCAACAATACTTGCTCCGATTGCTGAAGAACTTGGAGTCAGTATAGGAAAACTTAAAGAACTTGCAGCAAATGGAGAGTTAACCAGTGAAGTAGTACTTAGATCACTGGGAAGAATAGGAAAAGAGGGAAGCGGATTCTTGAAAGAATTGTTGAGAAATGATCCAACACAAGTATTCAAAAACTTTAGTAATGCAACAGAAGATTTGTCCAGAGCATTTGGAGATCAATTAAGACCAGCGGTTGAAGAGGTGACGATATTACTTACTGAACTTATTAGAAAAACAACAGAATTTGTAAATTCACCTGTAGGGCAAACTGCTTTAATATTTGCTGCTATAGCTACAGCTGCAAAAGGAGTTGCAGTGGCAATCCCTCTAGTGACTGCTGGCTTGATTAAGTTAGCTGCGGCTGGAGGTGTCGCTACAGTTGCACTAAACGCATTGCCTTTTGTAGCAATAATAGGTCTTATTGGTGGCTTTACAACTGCCCTAATAAAAGCAAAAAGAGAGCAAGATAATTTTAATAAAGCACTCAAAGAAGGTGATGAACAACTTTTAAAGAGTGAGTTCAATAGACTATTTATTGAAAGGCAGAAACTTCTTAAGAGATTAGGCACTGCTCAAGAAAACAATAACAAAAGAGCAATAAATTCATTGCAAAGACAGTTAGAAGCAAATAAAGCAGCAATTACTCCTATAAAAGAAAAATTAGACGAAGAAAGAAAAACAACGGCTGAGATAGATAGACAAAATAAAAAGAAAAAAGAACAGGAAGAACAACTCAAAAAAAATAAAGAGGCAGCGGAAGAACTTAGAAAGAAATTTACTGAAATTGGTGAAGAGATTGAAAGCAGTATAAAAAACAATCTTAGGGACGCTATTACTGGTGCTAAAACCTTTGGAGAGGCCAT